TCTATCCACTTGTCTTGGATTAAATGCAAGTCGTGCGACATTTGAGATTTGACCTCTTGTGAAACCACCTGGCGAGAACCATGTGGCTCTGTCATTATCAGTTCTTGCACAAAGTCCGGCAATATCACCGTTTAGTGGAATCCATCGGAATACATCGTTGTATTTGTCATACATGTATTTCCATCCACTATCGGCAACTGCATAAGATGTACTTGGGAATGTTTCGTAATAATCAACAACATTAGTTGTCTGTGCAGACTGTCCTGTTGTACCGACAACATCTGCTTTTTGAGGTGAAACAAATGCAACTGCGTCTTTACGATTTTCTGCAATCGACTGAATTACATACTTGGCATTGGTTACATTTGCTGGTCCGGTAATTAAAAGATTTACATCTTGATCTTCTGCGGACTTAAACAAATCCCAACTTAACTGAATTTCACCGTTAGTTACAGTTGTTCCATCAATTCCACCATCCAAACTTGCAGTAGAAATACCGTTTGGTGGAGAATAGAAATGTGCTGCGGAGTGAGAAGCATCTAATGCAATATTTGTAATTGCAGTATTTGCTTGAGCGCCCCATGCAATACTATTAGCTGGATTCCTGGCCAGGTTTCCTGCAACAATTGAAGATGCACCGGCCGTATCTACTCCTAATGTTGGATGATCCAACCAGTAAACATATCGTGACTGTCCAAGAATCACATTTTTGTAGTATCTACTTTCACCGTTATCTCCTTTGTGGTCTGATGCAACTGAACAATGTGGAAAAGTTTCAAGAACCTCTCCTTTATTTCCTGTCCAATTTCCATCTTCGTCTATTACTGCAACATGAACTTCATCATACAGACAGTCTCTTTGTGCTGCAAATGCTGAAGTTGTAGGTGCTGCAACGAATCCACCCGATGATTCCCAAGTTCTTGAGAAAGTCTGTGAACTTGCTGCCTGATTGAAACCAACATTAACTGTTGCTACTGTATTAGAAGTAACTGAGGCAACTCTTCGTTTCTCTCCATTAATAGTAAGAATATCACCAGCTGCTACTTGAACATCAAAAAAGTTGTTGTTCCCGTAACTGTCATTGAATTTGCTGTAATTGCGACTGTTCCCAACATATTTGCTTCGGGTTCAGCGAAGTTTGATCTCTTCAATCGTGTAACCGTTGAAGAAGCAATATCTGCAGATCCACCAGCCAATAATGCGGTTGTAGTAGCAGTTACAGATGTCACCATAAATTTAGTTGCTGGGGTTACTGACATAGAAAGAACATCTCCTAACATCAGTTCTTCTAGCAACTTACCACTAGTTTGTGTCAACAGTTTTTCTGAGGCTCCTCCTGTGTGGTCATATACTCCAGTTCCAGTAAGAGTCAATCGCTCTCTATCTGCGGCACAAAGGGAAACTTTAAGACTGTCTCCTAAGTCACCCGCATATCGAGCAACCCACAATCCATAGGATGATGATTCCGACCCACCGAAATCTGTATTATATGTGTCATTATAGACATCTCGGTTCTTAATAAGAACCTCTGTTGTCCCCGAACTTGCATTCATTGCAGTGGAGTTAACAGTTCTTGTAACTTTAAGATTTCCTGCATAATTCAGAAACGATGCAGCCGAGAACCAATAAGTCGCAACTGATGTGTTTGGTTTTCCGAATGTTGCAAGCATTTCTTCTTCAGTGGCAATGGTCTGAACTGTATTTGCTGGACCCCATCTAGATGGCATCACAGTACCACCAATAGAGGTTGAAGCCGCTACTACGGCACCAGTTAAATCAATTTCAGATACATTTACGCCTGGGCTAACTTGAAAGGCCATTTTACGTTCTCCTTATAAAATTATAGTGTAATAACAGAATAGAAATTATTCCTTTCTGTTGATATTTATAAATAACTCTTTCTCATCAATCTGTTATTTAGTGTGTCCTAAATAGCAGTATGGACGTACCAATAAAAAAAGAAACAATAGCAAGATTTTATTCCAAGATTGATGCCAACGGAAAATGCCATCTATGGACTGCTGCAAAACAAAGACAGGGATATGGCATGTTTTCTGTTAATGGAAAATCTATGCCCGCACATCGATTTTCTTATCTTTTACATAGGGGAGAAATTGGTGACGGATTAGTGATACATCAGACTTGTGAAAACTCTACATGTGTTAATCCAGAACATCTCATTCCTCAAAGTAGGAGTCTAAACAAAGTCAATTACACAATGCTAAGAATAAGTGAAGAAATGATAGAGAAAGAAAGTGTGAAATATTTGTTGAGATTGAGAAATGTCCGGCCGGAACTTAAAGACATGATTAATGATTTGATGTGTAAAATCACTATGATTCCAAGAGAACAAATTGAAACAGCTGATGAATTTGGATTTTCTTTCGGAAACATAAAACCCTTCTAGGGCATATATACTCTTACATTTTCATCCACCTTCCAACGAGTTCCATCCGATTCCACAAAACTCGTATCCTCATAACCATCATTAATGAAACCAAATGGAGTCAATTCATCCTCCAGCATTTTCATCTGTTCAGAGAATAATTTTTCACGTATATCCATATTAGTCAAATCCTTGAAATATCTTTGCTGAACCAACCAAGAAAACAAAACAAGTGTCATTACTAAATCATCATGAGTTCCTTCTTCTGCTTCATATGAATTATTTCTTGCCGAAAAGGTTGTCAATTCAGATATAGTATCAAAATCTTCTACGATAAGTTTATCATGCTCAATCATATCCTTGAGAGTTGCACAACCAATTCTTTTTACTTGTTTAGTTGTTTTAATTCCAAGACAAGAATCCTTTGCAAAACCTCCACCTATTTGTTGTCCGGCTCTTCCTTTCATTGAGGTCATCATGATATTTTCGTATTCGATATCATAGTAAAGTATGTCTGCAACCTGTGCTCCAATGTCATTCACTTCTACCAAAACAAAGGCTTCATTATATTTCTTCGCAATTGAGTATATCGCATTAGGATACAACATCGGAGAGATTTCATTATTGCGATACTTTACAACTTGTCGATAAGGCATTTGTGAAACATCTATCACAGAAAACGCAGAATAATCTAATCCTTGCCCTCTAGACGTATCCACAACCACAACATAAGTATGATTTTCTGTTGGTTGTTGATATACATCAAGCCCTTCGTGTGAAAAAATTGGATTCCTAAATGGTAATTGTCTCAGTTTAGCGCCATTGATCAAAGTGTTTGCAGAACCAATAAAATCACATTCAAACTCTTGCTGAAACTGAAGTTCACTAGTATTTTTGATAGTTTCTTGTTTCCACTTCTCATCTCTTCCAGGTACTTGTGACCAATGAACCTCTATCGGAGAATAACTGTTTCGCTTCTCTTCTGCATCAATCCACATCTTGTAAAACATATTCATACCATTAGGAGTTGAAACAATTAAAACTTTTGTTGTTTCCCCAGATGAAATGGTAGGATAAACCGAATTGAAAAACTGCTCTGAAATATTTGAAGGAACGTGGGCGAATTCGTCAAGGAAAATAATATTGTAGGAACCACCACGAATTGCTGAACCAGAAGTTGCGGCCGCGATAATCTTTGAACCATTTTCTATTTCAAGATTACCTTTATTCCAAGTCACCACTCCTTGTTGCAACCAGCTGGGAAGATTTTCGTAAGCAAGTTGTAGTCTCCCAAGAAGTTCAACCGCAAGGGCTTTCTTATTGGCTAGAACGGCTACGTTAGTGCTTTCATTAAAAAGAATATAATGAAGTAGATAAGCGATGATAGTGGTTGACTTCCCAGACTGTCGAGCCATCTTACATATCACAAACCTGCTCTCATTAAAAGTGTCTACCATTTTTTCTTGATAGTCTCTCAAATGAAATGGAACTAGCCCCCTGTCAACATCTACAATCTGAACGTAATTGCTGATAAAATAAGAAGGGTCATCCTTACACTTAATATATTCTACTACCTGCTCCTCAGTAAACTCTACAGGAACATAAGAAGCTTTTAGTTGTGGATTTCCTAGATAAGTATCTTTGCTCATAACATTTTCAGGGCATTTTCTAATCCACCAATAATATAATTTTTACCCAACTTAACATCTGCTATTTTCTGTTTATCGCCGGGAAGACTTGCAAGGTGTGCTCTCATTTGCTTCATATTTGGATTGGCATTTTTTGGGATTCTTACCAAGTCATCCTTTGGAGTATAGGTAATAACTGCTCCATTAGATATAGTAATAAGAAACTCAGCTCCTTTTGCTGGACCATAATCCCAAACATCTATCTCTTTAAATTTCACCTTATTCTTTTTCAGGACAGAAATCATCGTTGCTTTTAATTTTTCAATCTTTTTGTCGTCATCTTCTTTTAAATATTTTGAAAAATTTTTCATATTTTCTTTATCCTATCCAAGAGCAACAGCAAGTTGTGCTGTATGGAGAGCTACATGAGCTTTTATAGACTGTTGTGTGGAAACTGCAGTGGCACTATCGGAACTCATATCATCTTCGTCTTTGATTGCCGTTCCACTTACACCCGTATTCATTACTGGGCTCGTAAGTGTTTTATTTGTTATTGTTTGAGAATCAGTTGTTCCAACTGCTGTACCCGACATGCCATCCAATTTGTTTAGTTCTGCTGCAGTAGAAGTTACACCATCCATTATATTAAGTTCTGCTGCAGAAGAAGTTACACCAACTGCTACCAAGTTAATTTGTTTTCCCACAATAAGATTTGCCATTTAATTATCCTTTCTGCGTATATTATGCATCATCTATAACTTCGTATGAAATAAAAAGATCAAGGTCACTTACAGCATTTGCACCACCTTTCAAAACATCAGCTTCCATCATATAAATCGGTTTTTCAAGAAGATTCAAAATATCATCCGCAGGAACATTAACTGTTTTTGCAAGATAAAAATCTCCAGAATAATCAACATTATTAATACCTGTAGGTGTAAAATTCGCTTTTGCAATATATAAATTTAATTGGGCATCATTGGTTCCATCCACATTCGTACAAGTAATGCTATTAATTTTTAAAAGCTTATTAGAAGCAACAGTCATAAGAGTGGTGGTCAATGTTGCTGTTAAATGAAAAGCAACTGATTCACCATAGATCGAACTTACACTTACTATGTTTGGATTTGCCATTGATACGATTCCTCAATATCTATTTTTATTATTCATTATCAACCACTACCGAAAACAATGGCCATAGCAATTGACTTTCCTGTAGTTGCTGATGCATTAAGATCGGCTGTTGAAATCGTAGCACCATCCAAAATGTTAAGTTCAGAAGCAGAAGCAGACGTACCAGTTCCTAAATTTATAATACTACTACTAGAACGAATATATATTTTTTGGTCGGCTGAATTAACTGCAATTTCACCATCAGCCAAATCGGAAGTAGTAGGCACTGCTGATGATGTTCCAGACCTTTTTGGTTTTATTATCGTTGCCATTAGAAAGTTCCACCGTCAACTGTATTTGTCCAAGCAGGAGTTCCATTATTGGAATACATAAAATAAGTATCAGTTCCCGCTGCCGTTGCTTGTATGTCTCCTGAACCATTACCATATAAAACACCATTAGAAGTAAAGGTTGATACACCAGTTCCACCATATGCTACACCAACATCGGTTGCTTGCCAGGTACCCGTTGCAATTGTTCCAAGAGTTGTAATTGAAGTCTGTCCAACATATCCAGTAGCAATAGTAATAGCATCAGCGCCAACTGTAATCTTATCAGCAGTACCAATCGCATTCAGTGTATTTCCAGATTTAGTAAGACCAGTTCCAGCCGTGATTTGTCCCGCGCCAGAAAATTGTGATACTGTAAGTTGAGTATTATTACTAAGTGTTGCATTTGTTAAAGTTGGAGTCCCATCATGTGTAAAAACGAAGCCTGCGTCCGAATTAGTCGATCCCTCTTCACAAAAAGTAAAAGTTCCACCTGTAAATTCTGTGGGTGTATCGGCGTCCGTTGCTCTTGTTAAAGTCCATGCAGCAGTTCCACTACCTACAGCAGAAACTGTGAAAATACCATTCTGTCTACTTTCTGCCTGATTTTTAACCAAAACTCTTTCACCTGATGCTAAATCTGTAATACCATCAATTCCTGCTGTATTAATAGCTACATTTGAACCAGCAGTAATTATACCAGTTTGATGTGCATATGTTGGTGAATTAGGTAAAACAGCAGCAGTAGCAACTCTTACAGAACCTTTGACATCAAGACCAGTTTTTACTGCATCAACATATGCTTTTGTCGCGGCATCCTGTGCTCCAGATGGATCTGTAACACCTGTAATCCTTGAAGTATTAACATCAACTGTTCCAGAACCATTGGGATCAAGAACAATATTACCATTAGTATCTGTAGAACTGACAGTATTACCATTAACCGTAATATTATCAGCTACAAGAGATCCACCAGTGATTGCGCCGGTAGTTGTTATGGTAGAAGAACCGTTATTAATATTTCCAAAGTTAGAAGTTATTGAACCAGCATCAAGAGCCCCCACAGTAGTAACACTTGAAAGAGTATCAAGGTTTGATTCCATGAACGTTTCAAAATCTGACATTGCAACTTGTTTCATGGTTCCAGCATCATTGACTACGACTCTATCTGCATTGGCCAAAGTAACAGACGAAGCAGAAGTATTACCGTCTACAATATTGAGTTCAGCGGCGGTTGATGCAACATTTGTTCCACCAATATCAAGAGTTGTCACCGAAATTTCACCAGCAACAGTTAAAATACCACTTGCAAGTGTTAATAAATCATCATCACCTGTGTGTCCAATAGTCGTTCCATTGATTATAACATTGTCAACTGTGAGTGTTGACAAAGTTCCAAGAGATGTAATACTTGCTTGTGCTGCAGTTGCTAATGTTCCTGTTAGTGTTCCAGTAACCGTCAAATTATCATTGATAGTTGTTTCAGATGTAGTGTGCCCTATTGATACTGCAATCCCAGAAACCGTATCGGCAATTTTTAATGCACCTGTTTTATTGGTAATATAAGAATTTGTAGCATCATGATATAAAGTCATATCACTTCCAGTACCAAATTCAAACTTATCACTATCTGGAATAATCAAATCACCATCTGAATCTACTGTTACTGCTTTAGATGCCTGAGAAGTTCCTAGAGTAGTAATATCAAGATAATTCAATTCAGCAACCGTTGCTGTTACACCATCAAGTTTATTAAGTTCAGCCGCAGTTGAAGTTACACCATCAAGAATATTCAATTCGGCGGCAGTTGATGTTACTCCATCCATAATATTAAGTTCTGCAGCAGTAGCAGTAACTAATGTTCCACCTAATTTTAATCCATTAGATGTATCATGTGAAGCAATATCGAAATCATACGCCCCATCACTAAAGGTTGTATCCCCTGTAATCGTTGGTGTGTTTAATGTAGCACTTGTAAGTGTCTTATTGGTAAGAGTATCAGTGGTTGCTTTACCGACTAAAGTATCAGTTGCGTTGGGTAAAGTCAGTGTTCTATTGGAAGCGCCTACATCTGCGACACCAGCAAGGGTAATTTTTGCGGTTCCATTATTAGTGCCTTCCTGAAAAACAACAGTACCGGCAGCAGTTGCATGATTACCAACTATAACCGAACTTAATGCACTATTACTATCTGCGAGAAGAGCGGAACTTGCTGTTAATGTTCCGGCAGTGTGGTCAAGCATATCTGCAAAAAGTTCACCACCTATTACAACAAGACCATTTCCGGCTGCATTTCCTACAAAAAGTCGTTTAGGTCCAGTACCAGACGAACCATAAGTTACCGCAAGTTCTCCTGCAGAAAGACTGCCGGGAACGTCACCGCCTGTTGACCGTTTTATTTTAATTACTGCCATTGTTATCTCTCCTAAAATTCAAAAATATATTTATACTAATATTTATAGTATTCAAAAATTTCCTCCGTCTACCGTAGTAACTGTTGTGTCTATTGTTATACTATCATTTCCAGCACTTGTTGTTATAGTTGTATCCCCCGATGCAATAAAAGTAAGTGTATCTGCAGTATCATCTGCAACAACATTACTTTGCCCAGAAACAGAAATTGTTTTAAATGCAAGGGATGCTCCTCCACCAGTCACCGTTTGCCATGATCCATCACCCCTAAGAAAAGTAGACGTACTTGCTCCTGCTGCAGTAGAAATATCAAGTAAATTAATTTCATCAGTAGTTAAAGTAGCTCCATCATTAATATTGAGTTCTGATGCAGTTGATGTCACACCATCTAGAATGTTGAGTTCTGCCGTAGTAGAAGTTACACCATCCATGATATTAAGTTCAGCAGCAGTTGAAGTAACAGATGCTAACCCCTGTAAAGTTGAATGAAGCGTGACATCCGTTTGATTACTTCCAGAATCATCAGTTCCTATAAGATAGGTCCCATCAAAATTCAATCCGGTTCTTGAGGCAAGATTTGATCCTGCATTTTGAATAGTATGTCCTTGTCCTGTAATTGCCTGCCATGAACCATCCCCTCTTAGAAAAGTGGATGTACTTGCACCACTTGCAGTAGAAACATCAAGTAGATTCAATTCTGCAGTAGTTGATGTCACACCATC